CGGGTTTCACCCCTCGGGGGCTTTACCGTCGCTGGATCCTCAATTCGTATATAGGAGGGGAAGGCCTGGTCTAACGTTCAACGCACCAGGTCGGAGAAAATGAGCGGACGCCCCCCACGTGTTCTTACAACTGTGGGGTTAGCGGGTGGTGCTCCCCCATTGGGTTTAGACCACCGTATCAGGGAACAACCTTGGGATTGCTTGCACGGCTTTAACCAGCATGCGCAGATAATACCCAAGGCCCTGGGGCCTGTTGTGGTCGAACACATGATAAGTGTACCGCAACGGGGCCGAAGTTCCACGGCCGTAACCCCTGTGGGGATGGAACCGTCGTAAGACGAGGATGATGTAAGCCGTGCTTCACATCGCGCTTTCCGACCCGGGGCCAGTATGGGTACTTCCCATGCCTCTGAGGTTGGATTGTCGGCGGGTGGACCGCGGTGGGTGTGCGCACACCCCATAAGCCAGAGCATGCGCCGGTTGATGTGACCGAGTTTGTCCCTCAATGTGGACGCCTCTCAAGGGACGACATTCGTTTCCCCATCGAGATAGCGATTCCGACGGAGGATGGATACGAGTACTGGGTATGACGGCCCAGTGTAGGTGTAGTTCATCTGGTGGGCTCGTGTAGGCACTATAGTCGCTGCGCGGGTTCATTAGTGTTTCTGGGTAGATGGTATCGCCCAGCACCGAAACCACGGGAGATGCCCCCCGTGCCGATCGCAAGGTCCGCGTCGCCCTATCCAGGTGGGTGGCGTGGAGACCTCGTGTCCATTGTTTCTTAGTGTCGTGAAGGGGATGGGATCAAACGCTTCTTGGTTCTGCGCCGATAGCTGATCGCAGCCGCAGTAAGACGGTCGGCTTGCAACAAGGGGCCTTGAAGAGTCATTTGTCCGGAAAGAGGTCGAAACAGGAAAGGGAAGGGCGTCCGTAGCGAGCCCACAAAATTCCTCTACCCGCGTTTTCAAGAATGGAGTCTATAATGCGGAGTGAACTAGTGCAAGGGGAACCCTGGACCAGCCTGGAAGGCGACTTGTGCATCTCTGGTGAACAGCAGAGAGCACTCGCAACAGCTACTGAACGACTATGCGATCGGGGGGGACAGCCCGATCCATTTTTAATGGCTACTGAACAATTCCGCTGCGCCGATGCAGCGAAGAGCGGCCCGCACGCAGATGATGCAGAAGCCAGCCGAGGTACTTCCTCCGCTTACTGCAAGCTGTGCCGCCGCTATGGTGCCGAGCACTATCAATCCGCTGGACGCCGCTGGCGCGTCCGAGGGAATTTCCACAGGCGATGTAATCCTGCCAAGGACCCTACGGAGGACATAGAATGCTCTGATGACGAATTCGAATGCACCGTTGTTGAGGAGAATCGCTCGACGATAAACGACATAGCCCCTGGTGACCTGTTCGCTCGATTGCCCAGGTATGAAGGGGACATGAGGTGTCTGTTGACCGGATACGGGGAGGCTATTTGCTTCTCGGTGCCCCAAGACTGTACCCCGTCGTTCGTCGGTCGCGTGCTAAGCGAACTGGGGCTTGAAGCCCCCCTTGGGTACGCCTTGCGCTTTGATCTTTACTTGCCCCAGATATCCAGCTGGAAAGATGCCCGATACATACCGGAAGACCTGGTGCACTTGCCTTACTCTAAATTTTTGAAGCGAGGCGAGTGCATCACGGTCCGTGTTTCGTTTGGGCTTGAGGGCGGGGCGAAGAAGAAAGCCGTGAAGCGTGTCAAAGTTCGCATCCCTGGGAAGAAGCGCAAAAATCCTTCTCCCAAGGTGATGGGCAAGCGACAGCCGAACCAAAATTCCCTCACCAACGCCATGTTCGCCGTGCGCATCCCAAAACCGCCGCGCATTTCGCGGGCGCGACTGCCTCCACGAATAGAAGGAGCTCTCACGATGTCTGAGTGTTCCCGGAAGTTTCTTGAGGCGGTCGTCGATCCGTTTTCAGCGCGCAATGTTTGCCTACCTACGCACCCAGCTCAGGCCACTCTGAAGGCTAGCGGGTTCGTCAGGTTCAACATGGCGTTGGGGACTGCGTTTTACGGATTCGTCACTGGCACCCCAACGTGGGCGAGCGACATGCCCCAGGGTTACGTGTCCACTAACGCGTATACCTCTACTAGTTGCTACCCACTCTCCTCTACCAACACGTTGCGCTCAGGAGTCACACGATTCTACGCTTCCAACCTACCCTATGGGACGGGCTCTGTGCTGGCCGCTTCTGGCTATTCAGCATTACCGAGCTCGTCCCTCTTGGGGCGGGTAGTGGGCGCAGGGTTGCGTATCAGTTACGTTGGCACCACAATAAATGAAAGTGGAGTCAGCTACTGTTATGTGGATCCTATGCACAGCAATGCGTTGGCGGCGACCGCTGATGGCGGGAATGCTGGGAGTTTACTCTTCACCTCGGTCGAGGGCGTTTCGAGGTCCCCATGCCATATGAGCATATACCCGATTAGTGACGTCGAATGTTCGTTTTCGAACATGATGCCTGATCAAAGCTCGTTGGATAACGGATCACAATTGAGTACCGCTTTCTCGAACCTTGGGTTCTCAAGTGGAGACAACATCCCAATTTCCGCCGTCGCCACGGCCAATGATACAATCAACACAGGCAGCAATGTGGTGCCGCAATGGCGCGTGCCAGGACCGATATACATTTTCCAAGTCCAAGCGTCCGCAGCCGCCAGCTATTTGGTTGAATACATCATACACGTGGAATATAGTGGACCTTACGTCGCCACGCTGGCCACCCCGAACGCCGCAGACCCACAGGGGCTTGCGCACTGCGTGAACATCCTTCAACAGGTGCCAATTGTTCGCCAGCGCGCCCCACACTTGAGTCTGAAAGAGACTGTGCTCAGTGCTGTCCGCGAGATCGCGGCCGGTCTGAAACCTGTGGCAGTCTCCGCCGTGATAAAGGGGTTGAGCGCGATGATGTTGTGACGGAGTGGGGGGGCAGAAGCCCCCCCCCCACACCCAAAGGGATGCCTGGGTGGTGGGATTTGGGAGTTTGGTATCCCAGATCCCCTGGTTGGACAGGGGGACGGGTGCGCTTGCCCGTGGCGCTGGAGCGCCAGAACCAAGCACGGATGGGGTCGTCTACGAGCATTTGTGCCGTTCCTGAATGGCAACAATGGCGAGTGGACGAACGGCGACGACTTAGATCAAGCGGATCGAAAACGTCGCCACAAGGAGGCGACCACCCAACAGCACCGCACCGAGCCCGGCAAGTACAAAGGAAAGGGCAAGGCCGAGCGGAGGGGAGGCCCCGGGCGAGGGGGCACCGCGGATGGGAGGTTTAACGAGGCCGGGAACCTGATCATGGGTGGTGGAAGGGGCCATGGGCCCGGGACCGCGGGTGGTGAGCAGGAACGGTGGCCGCGTGGACGGGAGACGGGAACGAGCGTCAACCCAGGAGCTGCGCCCAGGGCAAGTGCTGATGTCCCGGCCGCAGTTGTCGCTAGCGAACCCAGTGAAGGAAAACACGACAAACCGGTGCCGGTGCCCGCACCTAAAGCAGCGGCCCCCGCGAAGCCAGCGGAGAAAAAGTCGCCACGAGGGCCTCCAACCCAGCGGCGCCAGGAGACGGAGAAACCTGCCAAACCGCAGCGTCAGGAAGGAAAACCTGGAAAAGAAACCCGTCAGGAAGGAAAACCTGGAAAAGAAACCCACGAGGCTAATTCGGATGAGGAGCCCAAGACCGACAGAAGGATCGATTATGATTTCGATAATTGGGTCGGGGCTGCACGATGTCACGCGTCGATGGCCATTCTCGAAGAGTCCCATGACTTGTTCGTGGAGTACTTGAAGCTGGGGGGCAAGCCTGACGAGATACCAGAATTTGGGGACTCGGTCGGGATGCAGTTGAAGATCTTGGCGCTGAAGCGCGACCGGATCGCCCTGAAGGAAGTCGAGAAGATGCTAAAAGAGACTGCTGGGCGTCGCGCTGACGAACTGTTTCACGTCGTCAACCCCTTCATCGATGAAGTGCGATGCGAGGCTGAGGGATTGTTGCGCAAGCGCCAAAAAGAGCGCGCTGTTGCGGAGTACCTCGCCGAGCATGACCCCCCCCCCACCTCCCGCGGAACCACGCTACCCTGCGGTGGCGATGCGGTTCATACCACTTGCAAGTGAGCCGGAGCCATGTTGCTATGGCTTCACTGAGTGGTTTCGGGGATTTTGGCGCTCACCGTTCTTGTACAACATACCGGAGATCGAAGGGGACGATATGGAACCCTTCGGAGAATTCCGTGAAGATAACGAGACGGCGTGGCACATCAAACTGGGGTACAATCGCACGTATCGTGGGGAGATCTACCCCGAATTGGCCGATTATTTGGTGAAGGAGTACCTACCAACGTCTGCGTATACCGAGCATGTCCTCTCCCGGATGCATTACGACAGCGTGAAGTGGTTCGAAGAACAGGGCTACGCGGATCGCCCACACTTGGCAGTCGAGACGAACACCATAAATTGGGTAGTCGTCCAGAACCAGGTTGCACGCGCGCGCAATAGCGCGCGCTTGCGCCTGGGTCAGACCGCTAGTGTGCGTGTCCCGTGGCGCTGATTCAACGAGGAGGGCTGGGCCGGTTCGACCAGCACCGGGGTAGCGATCAAATTAACCCCGAGTTTCACCTTCACCCCATGTACACCGAACCCCGCATTATTTGCGGTCCGTTTTCATCAGAAGATTCAGGCCCACGGATTTCCTGAATTTATGCATGAAGATTACACCCCATCATTCACAACCCACCCATTCGATTATACAAAAGAATACCGCACGGTTTTCGGGCCACATTTCATATTGCCATCGCTAAATTATCCGGGTTCTGGTCCCGACGAGTATCGCGCGTCTGTATCACGCATGATAGCTCTGCGGAACCCCGATGTGGCTGGCTACGATGAACGGTTGTCCCGAAACCAAGAAAAGATCGCAAGTGCGTTTCGCGTACCAATTCACCGATTCGCGCACCATCTGGAGAAGTACATCCGGCGTGGACCATATGAGGAGCTGTACCCTGAATGGCTCTTCACTCCGTCCGCAAAGAGGAAGTTCCGACAAATGGTTGCGCGGGGGATAGAGGCGCTCGGACACAATTACCATGACGACGACAAACCTATCGAGTACAAGCTGAAGCCAAATGAGCTGTTAGCTGATGGAAAGAAGAGAGCGGTCGCAGATCTTGGAGCACTACGTACAGACGCAACTGCGTGGTGCTGCGAGAGAATCAAGGAAGCGTGGTCCGTGCCGTTTCACCACGGCAGGTTGAAGGCCGTATACACCAAAGCCTCCACAAAGGAGAATTTGGCCACCGCCTTCGAAGATCTGCTGAACCCCAAGGGCATAGTGTTCTACTACCATAGCGATGACTCGTGTGTCAGCGCGCAATGCCGAGATGGCGTTGTGTACTTCAACGGGGACATCAAGGCTTGTGATGGTAGTCACCGTGGTCCGTTGTTTAGGGAATTAGAGCGTCTGCTGACGGGGTTCAAGGGGGTCAAGAATATCTTTGCCCCCGCCCTAAGGCGGGCCTTTGGGTATTTTGCGAAACCTTTGCGTGTGCGTAATAAGTTCGGTCGCCAAGCTGTCAAATATGAGTTCAGCTGTAAGCGACTGTACAGTGGGTCTGTGTTAACCACCACCGTCAATAACTTTGCGAACCTATTGATCGCGTTCGCATTGCATCACCGTGTCCCTGACCCCAGTCTGGTGACAAAAGAAGAATTTAAGAGGGCCTATCGTCTTGCAGGTGAGGACGTCGGGTACCAGTTGAAGATCATCGATTGTGAGTGCGCTGAGGATTTACAATTCTTAAAGCATTCGCCGTTTGTTGGTGAACGAGGGATCGAACCATGGATGAACCTTGGAGTTTACATTCGTGGGTTTGGCTCCTTTCGAGGGGATCTTCCTGGGAGAGGCCGGTATTTGGATAGGGCTCGCGCATACCTCCACGGTGTTGTCGAGTCCAGGTTGAACTGGGGCGACCATCAATTCAACGACTCCTTTAAGCACTTTTTGTGCATCGGGATGACGACGAAGCTGAACACAGCTTTGTTTGACGAGGATAGGTCCAAGTCAGTTGGCGGATGCCGACAGAGGATACCCTTGGAGTCGTTGGCGCGGCGGTACCGTTTGACCACCGAGCAGATGCAGGAGGTCTGTGAGGTTGTGGGAAGCAGCGGCCTAGGAGATCGGATTCGTCACCCGATCCTCGAGACGTTGTATACCAAAGATTACGGTTAGCCGATTCAGGGCTTTCGGAGAACCCTGGATGAGTATAAAGCATGTAAGTTTCCG